ACAAGCCGTACCTTCCCGAAGTTGTGACGCTGGCGTGGAAACAATTCGACGAAACGTATGACCTGGCTCACGTTAAAGAACGAACGCGCCTCGACAATCTTGACAAGGTTATTCTCTACTATTTCAAGGCTTTAAAGGATTCACCGTCTTACCGGCGCTATCGCTGGATTGACGGCGCGATGCCCGAAGCGGGCGACGACGCCGAAGATGTGCCGATTACTAACAGGCACGGGTTGCGTGAAGTGAAAGCCAAGCCCAGCGTCGTGACAGATGATATGAAGCTGTTCTGGGGTCCCGGTTTTTCAAACGAGGATTATGTGTTCCTCCAGCACGAGTTCGACGAGTGGGTCAAGGATCAGGGCGGCATGCCCGACTCTAAGTCTCAGATCGAGATATTGAAAAACCTGTGCATGAGCCGGTTGCAGACCTTGCGAGGCATGGTGAGCGGCGACGGCAACATGAGCGCTACGCTCAAATCCTTTAACGAAAGTCTGACGCTGGGCAATCTGAAACCGACTGAAAAGAAGTCGGGTACAGAAAACCCGCTGGGTGTGGTAATTCGTGACATAACGAATTTCACGCCGCCTGACTTTTATAAAGACAAAGAGCTGTTCCGCGACTACAGCGGAATAGAAGAATACATCGAAAGATTTGTATTACGTCCCATGCGTAACACCATGTTTGGCGAGCGCGAGGAGGACAAGGAATTTACGGTGATGGACAGTGACGACACAGCCGAATAACTATGTCGAACTGCTTGACGAAAATCAAATCAAATTATGTGAACATTTCACAGATAATCCACTGCTGGACACGCCCGAACACGTAGCGCGAACGCTGGCGTGGATTACCTTTTATCGGCGCAATATCGACTTGTTCGTGAAGCATTACTTCGGTCTGCACCCGTTTCCGTACCAGGAAATGCTGCTGCATGAGCTGGGCAGAACGGCGGGCGGCACCGTAGTCGCAGGGCGCGCTACCGCTAAAACCTATACAGTTGGTATGTTTGCATGCGCGTATGCCGTGCTCTATCCAGGTTCGTCTATCGTGTGTGCCTCTGCCACAAAAGAGCAGAGCCGCATATTGGTTTATGAGAAGATTCGGGGCGAACTGATGCGGGACTCGGCTACGCTTCGCGCCGAGATCAAAATTATTTCAACCTCTAAAAACGACACCAAAGTTGAATTCTGGAACGGTAGCATAATCACCATCGTCGTCGGCAATGAGAATGCGCGAGGTCACAGGGCGCACCTGCTGATACTCGACGAGTTCCGCATGTTCAAAAAGGCGATAGTTGACACGGCACTCATTCCGTTCCTAATCAACCACGTGTACCCATATCACAGCATTGATATGTATCGTAACTGTACTGTGCCGACAGGAACGGTGCAGATAAGTTCAAGTTGGTACACGTCGCACTGGATGTGGCAAAGCATGAACGATGCGCTGCAGGCGTATATGAAACACGACAATCAAATCCTGATGGGGTTTGATTACGCGCTCTGTCTGCGGCACAACATCAAGTCGTGGGAAGCCGTTCGCATGGCTTATCGCTCTGCTGACCCGGTAAGCTGGAAAATTGAGTATCAGAATTACATGATCGCGCAGGGCGCTGACGCGTTCTTCACGTTCGACATGCTAAATAACTGTCGGGTGCTGAAACACGTATTTTATCCGCGCAAGAATTCCGACGTGGCTGCCGGAAAGCGGCGCGAAAAGTACGTGAAGCAGGACGGCGAAATCCGTTTGCTCTGCTGCGATATTTCTTTCGTGACCCGCAAAGACAACGATAACAGCGCTTTCCTGTGTCTGCGACTGCTGCCCGAAGCATCGGAACGAATCGACGGCTATCAGGTACAGCAGGGTTACAAGCGCCAGCTTGCTTATTTAGAGGTAATGCAAGGCGGCGAAACCACGATGCAGGCCATTAGAATCAAGCAGTTGTTCTATGACTTTGATTGCGATATTTGCGTATTGGATATTAGAAACGCTGGTAGACTATGCCCCGCGGCGGGGAAACTCGCCGCGTGAATTGTGGAAAAAACGGGAAAGCTGAAAAGCCAATCCGACCGGAAGATCATATTAAAGGTATGACCACGGGCAACGCATAGACGGTGAAACTGTTTTCAGAATATAATCCGTCCACGAGTCCGCACACCTACAGCTTAGGCTATGGTGAAAAGATATGCTGAACAGCGGGGAAACGAACCCGTTGAAGCATCAGATAAAAAGCTGGTGCGATAACAATTGATAGGCGTTTTTGACGCGCTCAACAAAGTCTTATTCGACGACGAGCGCAATGTCGAATATCCAAGCTGGCAATCACTCACAGACGACGCGTTGATTAAGCGATCAAACGTATTGGGTGCTACCAAAGTAATATGGCCCGTAACGGCGAGTCAGAAATTCAATTCCGAGATTGCGGTGTCCTTGCAGAACGCGTTGGTGAGCAGGCGGCTTGAGCTGCCGGTAAGTTTCCAGGCCGAGGAAGATTCACTGCGCAACATCATCCCGGAATATTTCGAGACTACCGATGCTGATTTACAGGCTTATTTGGAGCGACCTTATTTTGAAACAACCGCACTGATAAATGAAATGATCGAACTGGAATACGAGGTTTTGCCGTCTACGGGATTGGTCAGTCTCAAAGAGCGGGGCAAGAATCGAAAAGACCGATACACTGCGCTGGCATACGGCAACTATTACGCCGACTTATTACAGCGAGATTTACTTGCCAACAGGGCACAGTATGTATCGAGAGTGTTTATAAACTGAAAAAGGAGGTGGCAATCAAAGACTGATGGAAAAGCAGACGAATAAAACAAAAACCGAAGTTCAGGGCAAGAGCTATGAATTTAATACATCGCTGCAGGTATACAGGCATCTGTTCGAGTTTATGGATGGGCGTCCTTATTCCGATAAAGAAATTGACAGCTACCTCCGCGATCCGCAAACCTTTAACGAACCACTAAGGCATTTATGTCAGTGGGCGTATCGCGTGAACGGTTCGGTTGCAGCGGCGGTCAATTACGCCCGCTCGATGCACACACTCGATTCCATTATTACCTGTAAAATCAAGCGCAAAGGCGACAAGAAGCCGCGCAACTACAAGCGCAATTCGGCCACATTTAACGCAGTGCTGGAAACCATTCGATACCGTGAGCTGATGCGCGACATGATACTGCGCTGCTGCGTTGAGGGCACTTATTTCTATTATTTAGAAACCGAGGAGTCTGCGCTCAGTGATAAAAAGACTTTGGGTGATCATGAGATATGGCAGATACGCCAGGTCAACTCGACTGACGTAAACGCTACTATCATATCGCTGCCGACAGATTTCTGCAAAATCGTGGGGCGCAAGAACAACAGCTATATCATGGCGTTCGACATGCGCTATATAAACCGATTCGGCACCACTGAGGAACAGGCGCGTATTCTGCGCGGATTGCCTGCTGAGATACGCAATGCCTATTCGTATTACGAGGAAGGTAAGTCCGATCCATGGCTGATACTTGATTACAATCACACGATAGTCGGTAAGATTCGCACGCGACTGCAGGACCCGTGGGGCGAACCGCTGATACTGCCCGCGCTGCCGGATGTCATGTATCTGGAGGGGTTCATCAAAACAAAGCGCAATGTGCTTGACAAGATGAACCACCAGGTAATATACCAGACTTTCCCGCCCGGACAGACGGCGGGCACGTCTGCGCTGACCGAAAAACAGCAATCTCAGCAGCACGAGATGGTTAAACAGGCGATCCTCAATTTGCAGAATCAGTCGGGCACTTCGTTCTTCTCGCTGCCCGCCGAGACAAAGATAGATCAGCTTACGGTTGATGGCAGCATATTCGAGGACGATACAGAAAACGACGTGCGCGACAATGTCGCCTCTGATATCGGCATAGCACCATCCGTTTTGACAGGCAATGCCACAGGCAATTACGCCACATCGACGTTGAACATAGAGCTGTTCGCTTCGCACATCTATACCTATATAGATGACTTTGTGAGTGAGCTGAACAAAGTGGTCAACGCGTGCGTGATACGTGATTCGTCTTGCCCCGTGAACATGTACATATTGCCCATCACTTTTGTCAACCGTGACAAGGTTGTGGAGCAGATGCGGCAGTTGTACACGAGCGGCAAGGGTTCGCTCATGATGTGGATCGCGTCCACCGGCATGAACCCCGAAGCTTATTTGTCGCTGATGGATTATGAACTGGACGAGGATTTCGAGCACAAATATCCCGTTCACATGACGTCGTTCACTGCTACATCCGACTCCGACAGCGGCACGGGCAGACCCAAAGCCGAAGATTCCGACAACGAGAGCACTATAGCCACCCGTGCAAACGGCGGCAATCTCTCGCCCAAACCATCGGTTTAAAGGGGGTGAGATAAGTGCAGGATATTGAGTTTAACGAAGCGCGTGAGCCGGACGGCAAGCGCCACTTCAAGGTATCGCTCCATGAGATTTATCCCGACCGAACCCACACCAATGAAAACGGCATATGCTATCTGCGCGAATACACCGAGCGGAATATGGGTGTGATAAATGAGTCCACCATTCCCCTGTGTTGTGCATTTGCGGACGACGCGAAGCGCGTGCCGATAGATCATGGCGTGACGGGAATCCGCGCACGCGACGGCATGCCGCTGTTTGAAGATTCAGTCGTGGTCGGCGTTATCAATCGCGCCGAAATCGAAACCGTGGAATTGCAGGGCGAACAAAAAACCGTGCTTATGGGTTACGGCGTAATCTACGAGCAGCGTTATCCGCAGTTGGCCGAATGGATCGACAGCCACCTGGCGGCAAATGTGCCGATACACGGTTCGGTTGAATTCGTCGGCAAGGCGGAAAACAATGGAGAAATTAAATACGAGGATAATTGGTCGGACGAGTTGCGCGTGCCGACCGATTATTTGTATTCAGGCTATTGTCTATTGACAGTTCCCGCTGGCGACAACGCCGCGTTCTTACTGGAACTGAACAACAGGTTGAGCAAGGAGGGAAACCAAATGAATGAGGAAATCCGCAAGGAGATAACCGAGACGATTGTCAATTCGTTTGGTCAGCTTCATGGCGCAGAGGAAACGCTGCGCAGTGAAAATGAATCCCTCAAGTCCGACATCAACGCGCGCAATTCCCAGATTGAGGAACTGAACGCCAAGATAACGGAGCTTGAGGAAAAGCTGGCCGCTAAGGACGAGGAGATCAATACTCTCAAAACTGAATCTGCGAACGCTGCCGCTTCCGTTAATCAGATGCAGGAAGAGCTGAATCAGGTCAAGGTCAACGACGCGCTGGCGAAGTTTGACGCCACCATGTCGGCCTATACCGATGAGCAGAAAGCGGTTGCTTCCGCTGAAATCGAAGCGTACAAGGCGAACCCGCTGGGCAACGAGGCCGTAATCAATCAGATCACCGACAAGATCGAGGCTGCTGCTTACCGTTCGATGAAGGTCAAGCAGGCTGAGATCAATCAGAAGAAGGTGGACCTGAGTTCTCTGATCGGCGCTGTGCCCACTGTTAATAAGGAAACCACCATTGATATAGAAAAACTTTTTGGCTGAAAAGGAGTGAGAGACAATGTTTAAGTTCGCAACCGTCGGCGCGTTCGACCGCGCCATTAATGTGCCTTATTGCGTGCTCGACACCACCGTAACCGGCAAGGTTTACAACGGCAACGCTGTGACCATCCTGCGCAAGGATAAGAAGCTGACCCCCGCTTCTAACTTCGCCAGTGGCGAGCTGGGCGTAATTTATAACGAGTATCGCACTTTTGACTATGATAAGTTCGACGATATGGCTTTCGAGGCTGGCGACCGCCCGCTGGTATTCACCGTCGATTCTCTGGTCGGCAACGAAGTGGAATTCACCATCGATGCCAACATCATGACCAATGCCGCTGCTGCGGTGACTGCTGGCACTACCCTGTACTACGACGCTAACGGCAAGCTGGGCACCACCAAGGGCACCCATCTGCTTGGTTATTATGTACTGGAAGTACGCGGCAAGTGGGTACGTGCTCAGGTTGTAAAGGCTGAACTGACCACTTAATTCAAATTCAAAATAAAGAAAGGAGTGAAAAGAGATGTTTGATATAAAGAACTTTCAGGCGGCTCAGGCGCGGAACACCTCCACGCCCGCTATGGAAATCAACACCAAGCGCGATCTGACCAAAGTTATCAACGCGCTCGTATACGGCAATCAGAACTCGCCTGAACTGAATCCTCTGCGCGATCAGATGGCGAACTATCTTAAGACCAAGGGTGAGGCTGCCGCTAATGGCGATTTCAACGCGGCCTGTGAGATCAACTCTGTATTTACCCTGATCGTCGAACCCGCTGTACTGCAGGCGACCAACCTGTACGGTCTGATCGGCAACTATCATGAGATAGGTTACAACGAGACTCCGCAGGTTGAGACTTGGGAACTGGTCGGCGGTGGCGCTCGTGAACAGGCGTATAACGGCGACGTGCCGTTCGGCGTTTGGAATTTCAACCGCTACAATGTGAACACCACCACCGTTTCGGCGGGTGCGGCTGTTGACTATCGCGCTCTGGCGCTGGGCGATTTCGATTCCAAGATGCCTCAGATGATTCAGTACATCACCACCGATATCAACAACAAGACCATGGGTATCATTGTTGACAAGGTGTTTGCAGCGCTGAAGGGCAACACCGATTTCGTAAAGTTCTATGCGGAATACACCGGCACCGTGACTCAGGCTGCGGTTGATAATATGGTCAACAAGATTTATCCTCTTGGCCGCGTAACCATCGCGGGCGACCGTTCGACCATTTCCGTTATTTCCGGCTGGCAGGGCTATCAGGTAGTGAACAACACTCCTATTCCCTTCTATTCCAACGAAATGGCGAACACTGTGATGAACACCGGCGTACTGCCCATGTACAAGGGTTCTCCGCTGGTTGAACTGCCCAATCCCTACGATCTTATGAAGCCTCTGGCCGACAAGACCGGTTTCGAGCAGCTCTATCCGACCGACCGCATTCTGTTCCTGCCCACCGGCATCGATTCGCCGCTGAACATCTTCCGTCGCGGCGGTCTGACCAGCCTGACCGCGCCCGACCTCAAGACCGGTCGTTATCTGACCCGTTACGATGTCGAGTTCGGCGTTGACGTAGTCAAGGGCGCTGAATACAAGATCGGTGCGCTGGCGAAGCAGGCGTAATATAAATTTATATAAAGGAAAGGATTTCTAATCTATGGCAGTAATGACAATTAACGCCAATGACCTTGTCCAGATTCGCAATACGCGCGATTGGGCGCTCTCTTTCCAGAGCGCTCAGCCGCCGTATGGCGGGATAATCATTCCCCCGCGTGCGCTGATGCGCCTGCCCTATATCGAGGTGGAGACTCAGGCGCACACGCCCGGCTCGTTCTTCTATGGCGAGAGCGGCGACGGCGTGCGGGCAGCCATCGAAATCGTTGACGCCGAGGTGCGCAAGCAGGTTTTCGGCGGCACCGAGCAGCCTGCCAAGCAGGAAGTACTCGATCTGGAAACGGTCAAAGCGCTGCTGAAAATCAACCCGCTTTCAGCTTTTGAAAAGAAGCTCAAAGAAACGATCAAGACCGACAGCGAGAAGCGCATGATCGCACGCATGGCTGTGGACGCTGGTCTTAATGAAGTCGTTGGCGGCGCGGGCAAGAAACGTGCACTTGAAAAGCATATCGGCTATGCCATTGTGGAAGCCGAGAATAAAGATGTAGAGCATCAGATAGTGATGCACGACCCGGAAATTTAAGGGGTGAAGCGGCATGACCGATATGACTCCAACGGAGTATGGGGATGTCGTCACGATGTTTCATTCGATGCCAAAGACGCGCGAGGTAATAAGCGACAAGCTGGAACAGCAATACTTTTTACAGGCAATGGCTGAGTTCCAGCTCAACATCAAGGCGCTGGCGTATGACCCTGTAACGGAAACGTTCGACGAGGCGTTACCATTTCAGGTAATTTATACGCTGGCGCTTTTGATGTACGTCGCCTATTTGCGGCAGGAGCTTAGCCGCACGCTGCGCCTCAACGGAATATCCGGCAAGGATATAACGCTCACCGGCGTGCCCGCTTCAAAACAGTACACCTCGGCAGAACTGCAAGCCGAACTGACAAAGACGCAGCAATTGCTTTATAAGCAGATGCAGCACGCCTATCTGTGAGGTGAGCGCAAATGTCAGCCGATATGTATTTAATGAAGCAGAATTATGTGGGCATAGTTGAGGATATGGAATTCTATCAGTCTGCCCGCGACAGCATGCATGAGGTTATTCGGTCGTTCCTTGCGGAAGATGTAGAAATCTACGAGTCCCGCATGACGGATGAGCCGCGCCACGTAAGGGCAATCATTCAGAACCAGACCACCGATAACCCGATGTACGCCAACCTGCGGCAGATTGTGACCGAGTGCGGCGTCAATCTGCAATGCGGAAACTATATCCGATATAAGGGCGACTGGTGGGTTGCGCCATACCTCACCGGCACAAATGGCATGTATGAAAAAGCTTACATTTGGTACTGCAACTATAAACTGAGATTCGTCTCCCCCACTACCGACGAGATTGTGACGTACCCTGTACACACTGAGAGTGCTACGCGGTACAATTCGGGCGACCGCGAAACTGCCAAAGTTCGTCTGGGCACTTCGCAGCATATACTTTATATACCCAATAACGATGAAACAATTCGTCTCGAACACGATATGCGGCTTTTGATGGACAACGACACCGAAAAGCCGATGGCGCTGTATATCTCTCAGATTGATACGCTGTCTTATGCATACGGCGAGCAGGTTGGGCTTCTGCGAATTACAGCTTCGGAAACTTTGTTTAACGATAAGACTGACGACGAACGCGAAATGGTCGCCGACCTTTATAAATACAACAATCCTCACGATAACGAAGGGAGTAGTTTCTACGGATGACGGAACAGTTAGGCTTTTTAGACGAGATACCCTATATCAAAAACAATCTGCTTTTGAAGCTTTTGAGCGACGAGTATTTGATGAAACTCGTATCGGATTCATACGACGTGCAAATTCCCGCGCTTGACTTGCGGTTTAAGCAGGTATATCCGTGGGAGTATACCATCGGCACGACC